ATCATATGTAGCCATTGATGCTTTTGTGGCCTTTATACCAAAAAGAGTGTCTATCGCTGTTCTCTTTCTGCCAGTAACACCCTTAACATCAAAGTCACCGCCCTCTTTATTCTTTGCGGGGCTAATATCCAAAGCCGCATTAACGGAAGCTTCAAAAGCTGCTCCCACTATGGCCGCAAGCGCCCCTGCTCCACCACCTTGCGCCCTCATCCCTTTTTCTATAACCTTTGGAGAAGGTTTTCCTAAGACGGGTTTAAGCAGAGCAGCAAACTTAGCCGCTTCTGTTGTTACGCTTTTTGTTATATTTTTTTCTAGTTTTTCGTCTTGAGGGTCAGCAGCCTGATCAACCGCTCTTGGGACTTTTGGACCCTCCACGGGCAACCCTTGGTCATATTCATAACCCACTGTCTTTCCTTTAACTTTAGTTCTTCCAAACGCCCCCTTTGGTATGCCTTCACTTAAACCAATTTGAGGAACAAGCATGGTAGCAGGTCCAACATTTGTTGATCTAGGCCGAACAAGGAAAATGTCCTCCATGCCCTCTCCCTTCCTTTGCTTCTTTAAAGCTTTTAGTCTTCTATCCCTATCTTGTAGGCTCATCCCTGTTTGTTCTGCTCTAGCCCTCCTATTATAAGCAAGAGCGCCGAACTGCTTAGTAAATGCCGCCCTATCCAACCTACGAAAAGCTGCCCCCTCTACATGAGCACTAGCATATCTAGGCATGTTGCCACCAGCATACATTGGAATAACCGCAGAGTTCCCTCCAGCAAAATTAGGAATCTCAATTTCATGATTGTTCATCACGAATCTTTGACCTCCTATTCTCCCTTTACCAAAATGAGCTTGAACCCCAGCAGGAGCACCTAACGCCCTAGCCATCGCCTCTTCTTCCATGAAGCCTGTAGCGAAGTTCCCTCTTCCCCTTCTCCCAAGAAACCTACCAGAATCTTGACTAAATCCTCCAACTCCCGCAGATGCAGCAGTAACTGCCAATTGCCTTCTTAGTTGAGCTTGCTGTTGTAAAAGAGCATTTTCTCTCTGAATGGCAGATATAATAGCTTGTTCTTTTTGGCTCTGAGTAGCCGTAGTGCTTGCTATTATGTTTCTTAAATTTTGATCTTTCTGAAGAAGACCCACTATGCCAACTTCAATCTGCTTTATTCTTTCGGCCTGAGTTCCCATTGTGAACAAAGCCTTCATTCCTTCAGCAGCAAACTTAGCGACTAACTTAAAAATCTTAACAAACGCGGCTGTAAATATAACAACTGCTGGCCCACTTAAAAACGAACCTATTGTTTTAAATAAACCTTTTACAAAAACATTGCCTTTTTCTGGGTCAAGGGCGTTATCTAAAAATGTCGTTACTTTTGTAGTGATACCTATCAACCCCTCTAACAATGGTCCCAGAGTAATAGAACCTACTCTTTCTGCTAAACTTGTTAAACCTTGAACTAAGGCATTAATTTGTGATGCTATAGTTTCATTTAGAGCGGCGTTTTTCTGGAAAGCTTCGTTTGTCGCACTTGCAGCAGTAGTTGCAGCTTGTTGAAAAATAGAAGTATTTGAACCTAAATCTTTTAACGCAGCACTAACTACGTTTATTTGGAAAACTCCACCCGCTAATTCTTTAATTTGAGAAACAACAGTCGGATCAGATATTCCCTCTATAGCCTTGGATAGCGCGTTTAGTTTTTGGACACCACTCATTGTGGCATCAATTTGGACACCTAATGCTTTAAGTTCCTCAATAGTTGTCCCTCTTTGAAGTCTTGTAAAAATTGATTTAAATGCGTTACCTATAACAGCACCACCCCTTGACGTTCTTTGTTCTACGGCTGTTATCAATCCCAATAATTCATTAAAGCTGACTCCAGCATCCTCTGCGGTCGAACCTGCCCTTTGGAAAGCCGCTGCCAAATCATCTGTTGACACAGCGAAAGCTGTATCGACGGCAACCATCTTGTTAACAATTTGAGTGTGGCTAAGACCAGCAGAAGTAAAACCGTTAATAGCGGCAGTAAGGGCTTTTACAGATTTCTCTGCATCCATTCCAGAGATTCTTGTAAGTATAAGAGCCGACTTAAGTCTAGCAGCAGTTTCTTCTGCGCTTAAACCCTGCCTAGCCAATTCAGCAGCGCCCTCCGCTACGACATCAAAAGACTGACCCGTCTCTTTTGCTACTTTAAAAATAGAATTTCTAAACCTATTGAAAGTGACATCTGTAGCCTGAAATATTGAATTGATTTCAGCCAACCTTTTTTGAACCTCGACAGTTGTAGAAACAAGTTTTTTAAATGATTGAGTTACTCCATTAATAACTACAGTAGTCGCTCCAAACGCAAAGACACGCGCAGTAGAAGCATCCAGAGATTTTTGAAACTCTGAAGCTTGGCCTGTAATCCTACCTAAAGCCTGTTGAATTTGCTTTGTAGAAGCATTTAAGCTAGCAGGATTAAGGCTTACATTTAAGGAAGCATTTAAACTTGTCGGCATATAGTGTAAATTACACCTATCAGCTTAAAAAGTCCTCTGCTTTAAGCTCTCCCCCTCTAGCAGCCACCTTTCTCTTTAAATCGCCAACCCCATGTGAAACCTTTGATTCTTTCTCTTCTTTTTCCTCATACTCCAGTATTTTTATAGGGTCATCTGATATTTCATCTGGAATTGATACGTTTTTAATTTTATTAAATAACGTATTAGTTAAAGCTAAAAGGTTTTTTTGGAAAACAGTTAAGTCTGTGAATTTTGACCCAAATAACTGTAATGGATTTCTGTGTTGTGCGGCAAAAGTATCGAAAAACCCTCCATGATATGAAGCTCCTAAAATACGTTCTCTTTGATTAAGCTCCGCAAATCTGTTAAATAAAGTAGTGGTAATCCCTGTTGGTCCGTCATCTCCGACTCTTTTCTTGAATTTTTTATCATAAAAAATACAAGAACTTACCATTCTTTGTATTTTCTTTACTTCAGCTAGGCTTTCGGCGCTGTAAGAAACAATTCCATTTCTTTTCTTTTGTAACTTAGAAAGCTGTTCGCGCTCACCTTCAATTTGAGCGTTGAAGACCTCTCTTTGTTTTGGGTCTTGTATTTTAGACATGGCAGTTGTGGATTTCTTAATTGTCCATTTCAGAGAAGATATCTTATCTTCTTCTTGCTTAGACCAACCGCCTGTTTCTATAGCTTTTTCTATAATCTTGCTTTCTTTTTGAATGCCGTTTTTTATAGAATCTTTTATATCTAGTCTTTGCTGTTCTTCTAGCTCTAGAATTTCTATAAATAAAAAATGCTTAAAAAAGTAATCTTTGCCCGAGCAAGACAAGATGCTGTATCCTCTTAAGATGTCTAATAGGTCTTTAGAGTATTCTTTTTCATTTGTCTTCATCGGATTCTACTTCATCCTGAAAAAGCTCATCTAATGATTTTTGAATACTCTTTTGATCATTGCCAAGATTGTTATACCAGACACTAGAAACCCTAACCAAAGTATCAAAAGCAGCCTCAAAAAGATTTTTACACTTCAAGAAATTAACATCATCCAAATCTTCATACTTTATAGCATTGGGATCTTCCTCATCTTCTTGCAAGGCAATTAAAAGCTTTCTTTTCTGATCGTAGTTCTCTCCAACGAAAATAGGAAAAAGCTCAGAATGGTCCTTTCCTTCAATTTTATCTTCATAGTAAGAGAAATTTAAAACAAGCCATTCAATAAGTTTTTGCTCTGCTTTTGCGTCTGCGGTTTGACCAAACTGATCTCTTACAGCAATTTCATATTCGTAAATTACCTTCTTTGTCTCCGCAAATTTATTTTCTGCGTTTTTTAATTCTTCTTTTTGCTCTTCATTTAAGTTTTCTGCACCCTTGAAAAAAGAGACAACCCTAGCGGCTTCAATGTTTTCCATGATGATCTCACTCATGGTTTCGTTTGTCTTCTTTGAATTCATGCCACCAATGTCGCCCATTTTTTTAGCCAACATAGCCTTAGTCAAAAACCCAGCATTAATATACTCATTGAATTTTTGTCCATAAAAGAAGTCTGCATCTTCTTTTTGAGCTACTGTAGGTTTTACAAAAACAACCCTATTTTTAAGGGTTTTTGTGACTTTTTTTGTAGTCTCAACAGTTCCGTCTTTTGTCTTTTTGACAGTAGGAACTTCTTTTTGAATCTTTCTCTTAACGTCAAATGAATATAGTTCTTTCATCTACAATATTATATGTATTTAAAAAATAAATTCAACTTATTGTGCCACTGACATCAATAGAAACCGTAGAGGATTCATTAGATAATTTATCAAAAACCACTGAATTTATTACCTTGCTACCACCAACTCCTACAGTGTCATAGTTGTTTTGAACTAAAACATCATTGTAATAGTGGGAATAGGTTTCATTAGCAGAATCAAAATATACTTTTACATTAAAAGGCACTCCACTCTGGTATCCACCAAAAAAATGCCCACTATGATCAAAAAGATAACCCTCATAACCTGAAAGGGAAACCCTAGTTATATCTGAAGCCCCTGTTTCCATTAAATGAAAAGCAAACCCACTGCCTGTCGGGTCATGAATTTCAAAATTTAAATCATAAAAAGAATTTTTATAATTAGGCAAATCTCCAGTAGTCTTCATTGTATGATTGGGAAGTAATAAGAAAAGTTAATTGTTGTATTATCATCTAAAGCAGTTGATTCTTCAACACTTTCTAAGCAACACCCACTTGTGGTTAAATGAAATAATGAATCATTAGAGTCGTCTTTTAAATCAATTTTAATTATACCACTATCACAAATAGTTTCAGATAAATCTAACCCTGTCACTAGGTTTTTTATCATAGAAAAACTTAGAGACCCTCTTGCTGGTAGCTCTGGATAACGAAAGGAAGCATGTCTATTGCCTAGCCTTTTTACTGCTCTTCTAGACATATCGACAGATATCTCAAAGCTTTGTATATTTAACGCACTAGTGTTTACAGCCTCTTTCCCGTTATCTGTTTCAGTAGTTGTTATCTCTATGTTTCTTGGCAAGAAAAAACCTCCAAAATTATCTGTTCTTTGCTCAGACATTGAAATAGCTCCCGCAGATGTGAAAGTTGCTCCATCTCCCTCATAAGATGTGCTACCCTCAACAAGAGACCCCACACTTCCATTTATTGAATAACTGGTCATTGACGCACCAGTTATTGTCGTAACTCCAACCAAATCTTTTATCTGAAAATCAAATTTACCAGTTGACAGAAAACCCTCTTCTTTTTTTTGTGGATTGTAAATAGGATCAACCCCAGTAGCGCCTGTGGTTAAAAACATGCCTATGCTTAGAGAACTAGTTTGATTTGATTTTATAATCCTTTCTGTTGTGTGATATGTCCCTAATCTAGCTATATCTTCAACTTCTTTTGAAGAGCTAATAGACAAAGAATTTATCGCAGGAACACCTGTCCCATTAATAAATAATTGAGTATCGCTAGAGTGTATTCTCTCTGCCATACTTTATTTTACACAAAAAAGCCCCGCATCTCTGCGAGGCTTTTCTGTATAGTGAATAACAGTAATATTAACCGTCCTCGCTTGAGTAAGGAGCCTTGTTGTTGTATTTCTGATACAGATAAGCAGTGGATATACCTGTGTTTGTAGCACTTGTATCTTCACCACCGCGATCTACATAAACATCGCTCTGCAATCCGCTTTGACCAGAATAGAAGAATCCTTGCCCAGTTTGGTTAGTTCCTCCAATTTGACTTGAGAATGTTAGCTCGATGGTTTCATTGTCATCGAGTCCCACAGAGAATCCTTGAGAATCCATCACAGCTTCATTAAGCCTGTAGATATGTCTGTGAGCACCATCATCGCCTTTAACTTTAAGTGTGGCATTTGTAGTCTCATTTCCAGCAGCACCTGTTAAGATTTTGTCTATTTGACCTTCATCAAAATTCTTAAGCAAAGCACTAACGCTTAGAGTTACGTTGATCGGGAAATCAAGTGGTTCCGCAACAGCCTTAGCAGACCCAAGAGCCTCAATAGGTGTCCTTGAAAGAGGAACTTCGATAGAAGCACTCTGAACATGCATGTCTCCAATGTTTGTTCCACCAAAGGAGAAGTTTTCAGTATCAAAACTTAAACTCACATCTTCTGGCCTGAGAACCAAAACATTCATATCTCCAGTAGAAGGAGCGCCAAGCATAAACTGCCCAGTATCCGCTCTTCCACCCTCTGCATTTAAAGATGGGTTGTAAATACCAGAGCTAGTTCCTGTGTCAAATGTTATGTTTTCTGCGGTTCCATCAATATCGACTCTTGGAATTTCTCCAACAGCAAAGTTGACCGTGTAGCTCTCAAAGTTACAGTTTCCAAAAGACACAACATCATGACCTGCTCTTTCTGTGGCAGTAAATTTACCTGTTGCTTTATCTTTGCCAGCGTTAATGCAAGCAAAGGCATCTTCTCCCTCTCCAACTGTTAACAAAAACAGGTTCTTTTCTCTTTTATGAGGACTCTCCTCAAGGATTCCTTTTATAAACTGATCGCTTACCGCAGTAATAGAAGCTGACTCTGCATACAGACCAGTTCCCATAAATCCTAAATTGCCCTCATTTTCTCCATCTCCCAAGTAATATCCAAATGAGAATGATGGGTTTAAATCACCTAGTGTGATTGTTCCGATTCGTGCTAATTGACCGAATTCTCTGACATCTTGCCGCCCT